CGATCTCGTCATTGAATACTCTCTGAGCAATAGAGAATGTAACTTGGTCTCTGATCTCAAGACCAAACTTAGACATAAAATTACCATCGCCCGTAAAGCCATCAACAGACTTAATATAAAATTCAACAAGAAACGCTGAGTTATAAACCGACTGATCATCAGCCGTCAACAACTGATCATAATTACCAAGATTACGAGGAACATAATACATGTCCTCGCCATATATGCGAATAGCCTCGATGATAAGATTCTCGAGAAGCTGTTGCTCTTGGCTTGATTGAAAGTTGTTGAAATAAAAATTAGTGCTAATCTTAACCTCCTGTTAAAAGGTTAATTGCAAACGAATTTTTGTTTACATTTTTCATTGTGATATCGACCTATGTTTCCAGCATTACCCTCAAAATCACAATGAGAACATTTGATTTTTTTATTATTTAGTTCTTTGAAGATAGTTGTTTCTTTTATTCTATTTTTATGAGATTCTGATAATTTTCTACCACGATTAGCAGCTGCAGCCATAGCTATTGCTTTTGAATTATCTTTCCCAGTATTTTTACCTTTATTAGAAACACTCATTTTAGCTCTAACTTCTGGTTCAGAAGCTCTATTGTTTCTTTTTGCCAATCCAGCAAGATATTTTTCACGAACTTCTGGACGATTCATAGCCTCTTTTGTTTTTTCGGAAATGCGTTGTTTTATCGATAAAGAAGAATTAACATCGGTAGCCCAGTGACCCCATTTATGTTTACGTAAATTATAATATTTTTTACCAAGCTCTTCCTCTTTTATAAAAGAAAGCCACTTATATTCTTCTTCAAACATTTTTTCTCTACTAGAAATTTTATCAATTATTATTTTTCTAACAAAATCATTATTTCTTCTATTATACGCCTTTCTCATTCTATCTGATGAACAAATATATCCATCATTAACTGTTCCCCAATGACATCCTACATAATACATTTTACGTTTTTTATCAAACCAGATATAAACAAATCCGTATTTTTCCATATTATACTCCTATAAAAAATATTTTTACAAAAGTATTTATATAAAACGGTCGCGCTATCCGATCATATCTGCAACAGGCAAGCTGTAAGTATTGATCATCTCTGTCTCTAGATTCTTACGCTCTTCTACTGCTTCATCATAGATCTTCTGACCATTAAAAGTAAGACCACCTGGAAGTTGCATACCGTTGAACTTTTTAAGATTCTGACCCCACTGTTCTTTGATCAGACATTCAGCATAACGAGCCAACCAACGGTCGCCCCATGCGCGAGTGTATTCGTCAGGATTGACGATCTGATATGCCTCAACGATAATATAATCGCCTACGTTGATGATAGACCAATCCATATCGATATAGAATCTATTCATATGGCGATTATAACGGAATGGCTGTTGGCCGACTAGCATCTGCTCTAGGAACTGAACGTGTTGTAGAGCCATGTAATAAGGAACCATCGAGACCGATGTAAGGGTGTATAGATCGTTCAATGCGATCTGGTAACGGATGTTAAACAGATTGTTGGTGTTGAGAGCCTGACCGATTGGGAATAGATTTACAGCTCCAATGATATTATCTGGCATCGTAATGTAACGATTGACAATATCAGTCTGAGTAACCTGATATTTGTAATACATCTTATCAGAACCATCAAAGTGATAGTCCCAGAAATAGCGAAGAGCCTCGTCTACACGATCGTCTACCTGATCATCATCTACGTTAATCTCAATAACAGGCTTACCTAACTTGCGGAGGCAATATTCTTTAAATTGGTCTCTGGTTGTTGGAACTGCCATTTTTTACTTCCGTGGTTGATGTTTATTGTATTTATTATAAATCATCCCCGAACATTTCACGATCCCTGAAATCCTGATAATCATATCTATCATATGGATCAATAAGAGTCTTACCTATTGGCATAACATTAAAGCCGATAATCTTTCTAGTCTCGCCTTTGTTTGTCTTAGTAGTATGCCTTAGCCAACCTGGGAATATTACGAGTTTACCCTCTTCCCATGGCACATGATGTTCGCTATTAAAAGTAGTAGTAAAATTTGTTTTTCTGGAATTTTGCCCCATACGGATACTCATAAAATCACCAAGAATATTTTGGAATATCGTACCAGATGGGTTTTGTGCGTCAGAATCTAGATAATAGACAGCTCCAAAAAGAGAGTTACCATGCGTATGCACATGATGATATCCATTATGACCCTGTTTCACGCCCCAGCAACTCGTGATACCTACATCATGATTTAGAGTAATATCACTCATCATCTCATAAATAGACTGTAAAAAGAAAACTCTAATCGGATTAAACAATTGTTGTTTATGTAAATTGGGTCCGGTTATATCAAAATGATTCTTTTTTAGTTTTTTATTTTTTGAGTAATCATATTCATCTAGATATTGACTCCAGCTCTGTTTAAATTTTTCATGCTCTTCAAATTTAAAAGAATAGACTGGAATTCTAAAGATATCCAACATTTCCATAATTTAATTCCTTATTTAAATCTCCAATGGTTTTTCCAGTGTTGATCTTCTGGACACCATACTGAATTTTCATTGGTAGAATGATCAATATTTATTACTCTTTGGTGTGGTTTGCCGTTTCCAGCAGAAATTATCGTAACAGTTCCATCAATCGGTCTCATATTTTCATAATCCCAATTCTCATTTAATCTTGCTGTCGCACAAAGACCACCAACAAAATAACTCCCAGAACCAGTTACAGAATGTGCATAGATAGTATCTTCGGATGTCATATCTATCTGTTCTATTATTTCAACTTTTTCTGGGCCATTCATTGTCTTAAGATAAACATCTTGCCATCTAGGATCTTCTTGATAGAATCTTTTAATTATTCCTGTTTCTTCGGAAGGCACGCAAGACCACAACTGTTTTATTTTATTATCTTTTGTTATATATGGATAAACAGCAACAATCTCATGGCCTGGATGTTCAGCGTAATTATGACTCCAGATACAATATATTTTATTGTCTTCTGAGAAAAAATAATGCTGAGAAGTTATAAGATATTTACCATTAATTAAATAAGAAACACCAACTTTACTATATTGTAAATTTCTAATCCCATTTACAGTTTGTGTTTGGCCAAAAATATCTTTAACTTCGTCGCCAATTTCTAATTTTTCTATTGGTTTCTGGCTACCGTTTGCCATCAAAACCGTACTACCAGCAAAAAACCCCATTTTAGTAACCTTCCTTTGTATTAACCGCCGCCGCCATCACCGCCACCGCCGCCGCCGTCACCACCGCCGCCGTCACCACCAGTACCTCCAACGTCTCCGCCACAGTTATGGACTACAAACCCTTCAACGATATATGTATTATCTCCATCAAGAACAAGATCATAAATGACTGTTTCTGGATCAAAATCTACCATCTTAGCATTTAATTCATCGCTATCAATAGATAACACCTTACCGTTTTCTGTATCAATAAATGTAAATTTATCATCAGAATCTATTGGTTGATCGCTCTCAAGAAATACAGCGTTTGGTCTGTTATTGTCTATAATTCTATCAGGTCTCCAAGTTTTCCAACCGTTGTTGGTTAAGAACAGATGGTCGTCAGTAGCATAAAAATCATGGTTATCAAATTTAACCATTTTTCTATCACCGACAGTTGTTGTCTTAATAGCGTTGACTGTGTTAATTTCTCCGTTAACGCTCATTACTCTTTCAAATAATTTTATATCTTTAATCTTTTTCCATGACATATTTGCCATAAGAACATATGCTTCGCTATTAAAACAGCAACCTGTTCCAGTACCGCCATCACCAGTACCAGTTGGTGGGTAAACATCAGGACCAGCTGGGCCAGTTGCTCCTGTTGGGCCAGTTGCTCCTGGGGAACCAGTTGGGCCTGTTGGCCCTGTCGGACCAGTTGGACCTGTTGGACCAGTTGGACCACGTGGGCCTGTTGGACCAGTAAATCCTGTTGGGCCTGGAGAACCTGTTGGTCCTGGAGAACCAGTAGGTCCAGTTGCACCAGCTGGGCCAGTCGCACCTGTTGGACCAGGAACAGTACTCGCCGGACCAGTCGCGCCTGTTGGGCCTCTTGGACCAGTAAGACCTGTTGGTCCAGTTGCTCCTGTTGGGCCAGTAGTATTTAAAGCAACAACAGAACCTGCCGCATTCTTAGCATACAAAATAGCATCAGCTGTGTTGACTGCTATCTCACCTATAGTCATATTAGTAGCAGTAGGTGTTACTGATGATGTGGTATTATATGGTATTCTTATCTTAATTGCCATTTTTAATTCTTCCCACAATATTATATAATTCTTGTATTGCATTTACCATTGATGGGATCATTCTAGTCTGATCAAGAGTCTGTATTTCAAACCCATCTTTAACACCAGTAACAGCCTCAGGAATTATGTCTTGTACTTCATGAGCAATAAATCCATCAACAATGTGATTAGGATTATCTTTGTATGAAAACTTAACAGGATTTAATCTTATAATTTTTTCTAGACCATCATCCATATTAGTATGAATAATTTTCATTCTATAGTCAGATATGTAAGTTCCTGGAGGACCAGCTGGACCGCTTGGGCCTGGAGAACCAGTGGGTCCAGTTGGGCCTGTTGCTCCTGGAGCACCAGTTGGACCTGTTGGGCCTGTAAATCCTGTTGGACCAGTCGGACCTGGAGAACCAGTGGGTCCAGTTGGACCAGTAAATCCTGTTGGTCCTGTCGGTCCAGCTGGTCCTGGGCTTCCTGTTGGACCAGTTGGTCCAGTTGGGCCTGCAGCTCCTGGAGGACCAGTCAAACCAGTTGCTCCTGTTGGGCCAGTTGGGCCTGTAGAACCAGTCGGTCCAGTCTTAGTAATAAGAGGCATAGTCCCATCGCTATGTTTGACCCAAGCATAACCATCAGCTGTGTTAATAGCGATCTCGCCTGTGATAAAATTAGTAGCAGTTGGAACTTTACCTGTTAATGTGTTGTAAGGTAATCTAATCTTAATTGCCATGCTTCATCTCCTTGACGATCGCATACAATTCTTTGACAGCGCCAACAAGAACAGGAACAATTCTAGAATGATCTAACGTCTGAATATCTGTTCCATCTTTTACGCCAGTAACAGCCTCAGGAACTACTTCTTGAACTTCATGAGCAATAAATCCATCAATAATTTTGGCTTCTGGATCGCTCTTATATGAGAACTTAATTGGTTTTAAACTATCAAGTCTCATAAGAGCATATGATAGATCCATTGGTATAATATTATCTTTTATTCTATAATCAGAACCAGATGGCCCAGGAGGTCCAGCTGGACCAGTTGCTCCTGGAGCACCTGTTGGTCCAGTTCCTCCTGGAGCGCCAGTAGGACCAGTCGGACCTGGAGAACCAGTTGGACCAGTCGGACCTGGAGGACCAACAGCGCCTTGTGCACCCTGCGCACCAGTCGGGCCAGATGGGCCTGGACTACCAGTCGGACCTGGAGAACCTGTTGGTCCGGTCGCACCAGCTGGGCCTGTCGGACCTGGAGAACCAGTTGGACCAGTTGGGCCAGTTGGACCTTGTGGTCCAGTAGGCCCAGTAGCGCCAATCAGTTGACGCATTAGAGTCGTATCTCTGACGTATGCCTTTTGATCTGCCGTATTGATAGCTATCTCCCCAACCACAAAATTTGCAGCTGTTGGCGTAACGCCTGAAGTAGTATTATACGGAAATCTAATTCTTATCGCCATCTTGGTCCTTCCATCCAAGCAACCAAGGAATGCCTAATACCCTGAGTCACTGGTGTTACTCTATGTTTTAAGAAAGCTGGGAATACGATAATACTGCCCTTCTTTCTAAGATCTTGTTCAACAGGTTTGCTGTGCCATTGAATTTCTAAATTACCACCCTCATATTCGCTAGGATCAGAAAGCTGAATTACCATTGATAATTTTCTATCAAGAACACTTTCTGATTCCCAGAATACATCTTCATGCCAATCATAATGACCAACGTTGTTAGCATTGTATGTCGTAAACTGCATATTTCTCAAGTATGTAATATCAGCACCGAAAGCATTCGCATTCGCCTCATGGAATCTTCTCTCTACGAATTTCCAGATATCAACAAAATCTTCATTGTAATCATCAATCCAGCGGATCTCAGAACGGCGAATCTTTCTATCAACGCCTATTCCCTCTTTGGTACCAATCTTGCCCTGCTGTTCGGGAAGCAGGGAAGCTGTAGCCACAATCTCATCACAAGTCTCAGCTGGTATCAATCCAGACCACATTTGCCACATAGCTTTCATTTCAATCTCCTCAATGATCTAAGTTATAATTTAGTATTATGAATAAACACCACAATCAAGGAAGAATCCATCAAGAGTTCCCACAGAACCAGTACCTGCTGTGATAGAAGTACCGTTTGCAAAAGTGCTTGGTCCAGTAATCGTATTACTGAAAGCAGCAGCTCCTACATGTGATGTATTAGCTGAGAACGTTACGTTAGCAGCATGAGTAGTATTTCCGTTAAAAGTAGATAGGCCAGCCACAGTAAAGACATTACTAAAAGTAACGTTGCCAGTAACTGCTAATGTATTTGAAAATACAGCGTTACCAGTAACTGCGATTGTATTCGAGAATACAGCATTGCCAGTATGTATTGATGAGTTGCTAAAGGTAACATTGCCAGCTACCGTTAACGTATTTGAGAAACTAGCATTGCCGACATGAATTGATGAGTTACTGAATGTTACGTTACCAGTTACTGAAAGCGTATTAGCAATTCCCAATGTGCCTGTGATGGCAACGTTGCCCTGAACATTGGCGGTACCAGTAATTGTTACGTTTGCGTCAGGAGAGGAATTGTTAATACCAACTTGGCCGCTCAATGCGTAAATTAAATTGGTATTGACTACAAGGCCATTCTTGGCCACGAAAACTTTATCTGCCACGGTTCCCTCTCCCTCGTGTTTATATGTATTTTATTTAGTTTACCAGCAAGTTATAATTACCAGACCATCACCACCTCGGCCACCAGCACCTACAGTAGTACCGCCGCCAGTATTATATATGCCGCCAGAACCACCACCACCGCAACCATAGGCACCAGCTCCTCCGCTGCCACTGTTACCATAAGGGCCAGTACCAGTAATCCAGCCTCCGCCACCTCCGCCAGTACCGCCATAAAAATATCTTAAATTTGGTAAAGCAATTCCATTACTTCCGTTGCCGCCATTTAGTGGGCCAGTAGTATTTACACCATTAGCGCCTCCAGGCAATGTTGGAAAATTGCTAATATTTGTTGATGGTATTGAGGAAGCACCATAAGAATTAGCAGTACTCGTAGAACCTATTCCGCCACCAGTCCCACCAGTAACACACAAACCTGTTGTTGGTAATGAAAAAGTAGGGGTCGTTGTATTTCCTGCGCCACCAGCTTGGCCAGTTATAGAAATATTCCCAGCAGTGACTGCGCACAAACTTACTCCTAAACCAGCCAAAGCCGCTGCGCCTATAGTATCAGCTGCAGCTGGACTTCCGCCCGTCCCACCAGAAGTATTAGTAACACCCGAAACACCAGCACCACCGCCAGAAGCAATACCGACCATAAAATTTGGTGTAGGAGCTGGCCATATCGATACGTAACTAGCCGTCCCAGCAGTAGCAGCTACTAATGGCGAAAAAGTTGCTCCGCTGCCTCCTAAACCAACATAGACATATAATTGATCTGGTAGACAATATGCTGGGAACAAAAAGTGATATTGGTTACCAGAGGCTCCACCACCGCCACCATATGCGCCACCAGCACTACCAGAACCTGCTCCGCCACCACCACCAGCGCCGAGGATGAATATATCAATCATATTTATACCACGTGGTTTCTGCCAAGTCTCAAAACCACCAGAAGAAGTAGTGTATATCTTTTGATCTGTTTTTTGATTAGTTGGTAGATGAAAAAAATCTAACATCTTATTCCTTAAAAGCTAGTTACAATTATGAGACCATTGCCGCCTTTGCCGCCAACGCCTTGCGTCCCACCATAATTACTACCGCCTCCACCACCTCCGCAGCCATAAGAACCAGTACCACCAACTCCAGCATTTGCAGCTGAAGTACCACCAGAAGTACCATTACCACCTCCACCACAGCCACCATAAAAATAATTAAATTTTGGTATAGGTTGACATCCATCTCCACCATAACCAGCGTCGCCTGTGGTGCCACCACCTACCCCACCTCCCGAAATAGAAGGGAAAAATGGACTAATCCCAGTTATACCATAACCAGCTGATTTACCACCACCTCCTGCACCACCAGCTGCTCCACCTGTAACAACTAATCCTGTTGATGGTAACGTGACAGGGCCAGCGGAAATTGAACCACCGCCACCAGCTTGCCCAAATAAAGTAATGTTACCAGCTGCAGAAGTGCATAAATTCATTCCTAAACCAGCAAGAGGAGCAGCAGATATACTGTGGGATGAACCCCCAAGACCACCAGCTGCAGGAACTCCACTAGCTGCCCCAAGTGTTAAAGTAATATTACCACCAGAAACAATTCCTAATAGATGATTAGGAATAGCAGAAGGATATATTGATGCAAGACTAGGCGCACCAGCAGTAGGAGATATACTGCTACCAGAATCCCCACCACTTCCACCAAACCCAACATAAAAATAAAGTTCGTCTGGCAAACAATATGCTGGAAATAGAAAATTGTATTGAGCACTAGACCCACCTCCGCCTCCACCTCCTGGGGATGATGAAGATAAGTATTGACCAGAGCCGCCACCACCTCCACCAGCAAGCATGAATATATTAACCATGTTGATGCCACGTGGTTTTTGCCATGTCTGCCAGTATAGTGTTGGAGCAGTAATTGTGGTGGCTGTTGATACTGTTTGGCTTACAGATATAGTATAAGACCCAGTCCCACCCGAACCATTAGTAATTGTAGCAGGAATTATACCATTACCATATATTACTGACCCAACCTGCAAAGAACCAGATTGCACTGAACTGATAGTTAAAGTAGTGCCAGATATAGTTCCTTGGCCACTGAAAGAAGTTGAGCTGGTACCACAATAAAATCTTTGTTGATTAGTTTTTTGGTTTGTCGGTAAATCAAAAAAATCTAGCATTGTTATCTCTTAAAAACATGTTACTATTACTAAACCAGAACCACCATTGCCCCCAGAGCCAATGCTGCTATTGTAACAACCACCACCTCCGCCACCGCCGCAACCATAAGCTCCATCACCACCTCTTCCGCCAGCTCCGCCCAGACCACTGACTGGCGCTCCACCACCACCGCCACCTGCTCCACCTGTGAAGTATAATAATTTCGAAAAGTACTGGAATCCATTACCACCCTGTCCGCCTGGATTACTACCAACGCCACCGAAAGCACCTCCAGGTATTAGAGAAAAAATTGGCGAGGTGCCACCTATGCTAGAACCGATCGTACCACTACTATTAACAGCAGGCGCACCAGCACCTCCACCAGCACCGCCTGTGACAACTAATCCAGTAAGAGGTACAGTAAGACCACCTGCTGCTCCAGCCTGACCAGCTATAGAAATATTTCCTGCGGCAGATGTGGTCAAACACATCCCCAACCCAGCTAGAGGAGCTGCAGCTATAGTGCTTGCGCCTCCTGTAGTACCACCCGCACCAGTAGTACCACCACTAGTTCCCTGAGAACCAGCATTACCACCATTGGCGATACCTAAAAGAAATTGTGTGGTAGTAGCAGGAAATACTGATGCATAACTGGCAATTCCAGGGTTAGAACCAACGCCACCAACACCAACCGAAAAAAACAATTCATCTGGTAAATGTGTAGCGGGAAACAAGAAACTATATTGGCTACCAGAAGCTCCACCGCCGCCACCACCATAACCACTTGTCTGACCTGCTCCGCCACCACCACCTCCACCTAACATAAAGATGTGTATGTAATTGACGTTTAGTGGTTTTTGCCAAGCATACCAACTGCCACCAGCAGTGGTTGAGTTGCCATAAAATATCTGCTGATTAGAACCTTTTTGTCCTATAGGCAGATCATTCATCTCAAGCATTAATATGCTCCAGCAATAGCACTCACAACCCAACCAGCAGCAACAGTAGTACCAAGCCCAACGTAAATCTTATATCCAGGAGGTAGTGCGAAATTCATAAGATAATCAAGATCAACAGTTGCTGAAGCAGTAGCCGCAGTCGTAGCTGGTAGCGATAATTCACCGAATAACACATTGTTAGTGGCTGAAGTATTAACGCTACCATTGTTGATGTATATACGAGCTACTGATGCGACGTTAGTGCCGATTGCTTTAAATCTAAGACGCTGGACAAAACTACCATTGGTAGAATCTGCAGTAAGAATTAAAATATTGTTAGTGCTTACGCCAGTATAATCAGCTGCAGCTGTAGTAAGCGTAGTGGATCCGATACCACCTATGAGACCTACTCTTGAAAAGATAGGTGCCTGATTTCCTGCCATTGTTAAACTCCTATATTAAATTGAATCCTGCAGCAGCAGCATATAATTGACCTTGAGTCAGAGGCAGCGAACCCCAATATGCGTTAGCGCCAGTACCAGATGTATATAATAATTGACCCGCTGTTCCAGCACTACCGTTGGCAAAAATTACACCATTTACTGATAGGTTTGCTGTTACTGTTAACTGAGTAGAGTTAGCGGTAATGTTCGTACCAACATTCGCTGAAGTCGTAACATACAACGTAGCAGTGTTAGTTTGGTTAACGATATTTATTGCTGCCGCATTAACAAGCGTTGAGTTTGCAGTAAATGCAGTACCAACATTATGAGCAGAAGCATTCACAACGCCAGTCGTATTAGCAACAAATAAACCTGCCGAGTTGGCGATAATATTTGAAGAAGCAATATAAAGAACAGTTCCGAAATAATTATTGGTGCCAGTAAAATAAAGATTACCTGCTACTGTATAGTTTTGTGAAGTTACAAAGCTGGTAGCATTTGAATATGCAGTAGCAGCATTTGATGTTATTGCTGTATTAACGACACCAATTCTTGTATCCGTATATGTTGTTGCATTACTGTATGCAGTAGCAGCATTTGATGTGATTGCTGTATTGACAACCCCAATACGAGTATCAGTATAAGTCGTTGCGTTGCTGTAAGCTGTTGCTGCATTAGAAGTTATTGCTGTATTTACGACACCAATTCTGGTATCAGTGTAGGTCGTCGCATTAGAATAAGCAGTAGCAGAAGAAGTATCAGCATATGATGTTGCATTGCTATAAGCGGTAGCAGCATTTGATGTGATTGCTGTATTGACAACGCCAATACGAGTATCAATATACGTTACAGAATTTGAGTATGCAGTTGCAGCATTAGCAACCATTGCTGAGTTGGCTGTAGAAATCTTACCATCGGTATAGCTAGTAGCATTCGAGTAGGCAGTGGCAGCATTAGCAACCATTGCTGAGTTAGCTGTCGACAATCTGGTATTTGTATATGAGACAGAGTTGCTATATGCAGTGGCAGCATTAGCGACGATAGAAGAGTTAGTTGTTGCAAATCTATTGTCTGCATAATATACAGCGTTCCCATAAGCACTATTAGCAACTGTGTTAGCAAATATTACAGCATTTGAATAAGCAGTAGCAGAAGAAGCATCTGTATATGCAGTAGCATTTGCGTAGGCATTATTAGCAACTGTATTAGCGAATGTAACAGCATTTGCATACGCAGCTGCAGCATTGGCAACCATTGCTGTATTCGCTGTTCCTATCTTGGTATCCGTATAGCCAGTAGCGTTTGAATATGCCGTAGCAGCATTAGCAGCCATTGCTGTATTAGCAGTAGCAATTTTACCATCGGTATATGACACAGCATTTGAGTAGGCAGTAGCAGCGTTAGCAGCCATTGCTGTATTTGCTGTTCCGATCTTAGTATCAGTGTAACTGACAGCATTGGCATATGCTGCGTTAGCAACTGTATTCGCGAATATAACAGCGTTAGAATAAGCAGTAGCAGCGTTACTTGTAATTGCTGTATTGACTACACCAATTCTAGTATCAGTGTAACTGGTAGCGTTAGAATATGCTGTTGCTGCATTGCTGGTGATAGCTGTATTGACTGTGCCGATTCTTGTATCAGTATATGTTGTTGCGTTAGAATAGGCTGTTGCTGCATTAGCAACCATTGCTGTATTCGCTGTTCCTATAGAAGTATCAGTGTAACTGGTAGCGTTAGAATAGGCAGTCGCCGCAGTAGTATCCGAATAATTTCTCAATGTTGATGCTGTATTTCCGCCGACCCTTGCTGCATTTACGCTTGTAATGTTAATACCATTCGCAGTAATTACGTTGGCGGACAGATTCGCGCTTATGATTAAATCGCCAGTAAGCGTACCACCTGTAAGCGGAAGATAATTATTATCAACATATGATCTAGAGTTCGCGACAGCGTTCGCATACGCGAGAGCAGCATTACCAGAATAGGCAATAGCATTAGAATAAGCAGTAGCTGCTTTGGTCGTAGCATCAGAGGCGGCAACAGATACAGCGTTAGAATAGGCAGTTGCTGCTATAGAATTCGCATATACTACAGCATTGCTATATGCCTGGACAGCATTACCAGAATAAGCGATGGCATTAGAATAGGCAGTTCCTGCTATCGTGGCTGCATAAGAAACAGCATTAGAATAGGCAGTAGCAGCATTACTCGTAATAGCTGTATTAACATTACTCACGACCGAATCGGTGTAATTCTTAGAATTGGCAACAGCATTAGCAAAAGCAGTATTGGCAATATTATTTGCGAATATTACAGCATTAGAATAAGCATTAGAAGCTGCAGCGTTTGCATAAGATATAGCATTGGCATAGGCATTACTTGCTAAATTGTTAGCTGTTATCTGAGCTGTACCGATAGCATTAGTATACGCCTGACCTGCTTTAGTATCGGTATATGACACAGCATTCGAGTAGGCAGTCGCAGCTTTCGTTGACGCATCGGAAGAGGCAGTCGATACAGCATTAGCATATGCTGCGTTTGCGACTGTGTTAGCAAATATTACAGCATTCGCATAGGCAGTATTAGCAATCGTGTTAGCAAATACGATGGCGTTGGAATAGGCAGTGTTCGCTATCGTATTTGCAAAAGAGATAGCATTAGAATAAGCAGTCGCAGCTTTTGTTGTTGCATCTGAAGAGGCTGCAGAAACAGCATTAGAAAAAGCAACACCAGATTTAGAATCGGTATAGGAAGCTGCGTTACTATACGCTGTAGCTGCTATAGTTGCTGCATATGATGTTGCGTTGTTATACGCATTGTTTGCGTATATATTAGCTTGAGCTATAGCATTCGCGTATGCGGTCGCGGGACCAGAATTACCACCGACATAATTGATAGCATTAGTAAAAGCTGTTTGGGCTGCA